GATGCCATTTGGCCGGGGCTTGGACGGCTGCCTGAATCTGAAAGTAACCAAAGACCGGCCAGGGTTCGTCCGCGCCATCTGCCAGGACGCCAAAGACCTCGGAGTGGCAAACTTGAAGAGCAATAAGGACGGCACGATTACAGTCACGATCAGCGGCGGCACGATCGTGGTGACGACGAAGGAACAGAAGCTGCAAGAGATATCCAACTTCTTCGAGCGATCAGGATCAGAGATAGGCCAGAACGACATCCGCAAAGGGCTGCGACAAGAAGGAATCGAGATCGGCAACCAGGAACTAGGGCAGGCATTGGAGCAGCTCATCGCCGGCGGCTTCATCGATTTCAGGAAGCAAGGGCAGAAGTACCTCTACAAATTCAAGAACCAATTCATGATCGGCGACGTCAATGCATGGGAAGCGGAGTAATAATGAAGCATGTGGTGATGTTTAGCGGCGGAATTGGATCATGGGCAACCGCCAAGATCGTGGCCGAAAGAGAAGGAACAGAGAATCTGTTCTTGCTCTTTGCCGACGTCAAAGGCGACGCCGAGTCGCCCCATATTGGCGAAGACGAAGACACGTACCGATTTATTGAAGAAGCAGCTGCAAACGTCGGTGGAAATTACATCTACATCAACGAAGGGCGCGACATTTGGCAGGTCTTCAAAGACCGACGCTTTCTAGGCAACAGCAGAATCGCGAACTGCTCAAACGAATTAAAACAGAAACCAGCAAGAAAATGGTTAGAAGAAAATTGCGACCCGGCAGAGACGATCGTCTACGTTGGGATTGATTGGACAGAAACGCATCGATTACCAGCAATCGTCCGAAATTACCTACCCTACACAGCTAAGGCCCCACTTGCCGATCCACCATACAAAGACAAAGAGCAGCTCATGCAATGGGCAAAAGACGAAGGACTTCAAACGCCTCGGCTTTACGATTTAGGCTTCGTACACAATAACTGCGGCGGCGGATGCGTTCGAGCAGGCCAGGGCCAATTCAAGAAGCTGCTCGATGTTATGCCCGATCGCTTTGCCGTTTGGGAGCAGAAGGAAAGAGAGATGCAGGAATTCCTGGGCAAGGACGTAACCATTCTCAGTGAAACCAAAGATGGGATAAAGCGATCGCTTCCATTGATTGAATTGCGCCGGCGATCGGAACAGAACCCCACATTGATCGATGAGATCGACCTCGGCGGCTGCGGTTGCTTCTTTCAGGACGAAGAGAAATAGCCTGTGGATAACTCAACCGTTCCGCCGTTCCGCACCGTTCCGCACCGTTCCGGCGGAACACTCGGCAAGAGCGACCAAACTGTTCCGCTGTTCCCCCCCTATAAGGGGGAACGCGGAACAGTGGAACAGCAGCCAAAGGAACAGAATAAATGAACAATTCAAACTTCAAAGCCATTTATTGCACAGCCTGTGGAAAACTTATCTGGGAAGGGTTAACGGTCGGATTTCAGATCAGACTCGACCCGGCAACCTTGACCATCCAAGAAGAGATCATCAAACGGATTGCAGGAAGCCGAACCTTCGAACTACATAAGACAGCCGTATCATTCGAAGCAGATCTGCGATCGCTCAACGCCATCAAAAGAAGCCAGGGGCAGAACCCCACCATCGTGGCCAGTCACAGCTGCGCCAGGACGAAAGAGATATTCAGAACCAAAGGGCAGGAACCAGGGCAAGAAGAAGTCCCGGATTATTGGAACAGAAGGAAGATGCCACAGCTCGAGCAAGAAGGGATACCGTTCTGATGGAATGCACAATCTGCGGCAGGAAGACACAGCAACCAGGAGCCTGCGCACGATGCGCCAGCAAAGTCCTAAATCAGATCGCAGAGCTTCCACAGCTGCACAAAGAAGCCCGGCAATTCCTTCATCCTTCCCGGACAGGATCCGGAGCAGCAAGCACCGAGCGCAGCATCGGCATCAACGTCGCAGCTTTGGATTTCACGATGGCCACCGAACTGCTTCGAACCCTTCACGCCTGGGAGAGCACCGTCCGCTTTGATCGCAAACTCACATCGCCAGCCTTGATCAACAAAGAGCAAACGACAGAGGGCGAAGTCTTGGCGACGGTCACATTCCACCTGACCCATCTGGACTGGTCAATGCAACAGACATGGGCGCCAAGCTTCGCCCACGAAGTCCAGATCATTCATGCCAAAGGAAGGGCAGCTGCAAAGCGCTTCTCAGAGCAGCCCCGGCGAATCCCATGTCCAACAGATGACTGCAAGAAGCACGTGGTCATTGACGCCGATAACTTAACGGCTGAAGTCTCCTGCTTCGGATGCAAGCAGCAATGGACGGTGTTGCGGTTGATAGCATTGGCAATGAGCAACCCGAGCAAAACCTTCTACCTCGATGTTGAAGCGATTGCAATGTGGCTTGGAATTACAGAGCGCGAAGTTTATAGAACCATCAAGAAGAATGACATCCAAAGAAAAGGAAGTCTTTATGACATCGCAGCAATCATCAAGGCACGATCATGATGAATGATTTGACAAAACTGTCAATTAAATCTGATACGCTTGCGCTCAGCAGATGCAACCATTCCTGGAACACAAAGGCAATGGCATGTTGAATATAACAATCAGCATCGGCGACGTTCACACAGACATGACCACTGACAATAACTTATCATTCGACGCAATCGAGTCGTTACTTAACCGAGCAGTTACAGCAACGCTTCAATCGTATCTATCGCTGCCGGAGAAGGACAGGCTCGCCCTTTACGGATCGGACTTCGAAGACGATGACGGAGAAGACGACTGACAGAAAGTGCAACCGATGCAAAGAAACCAAACCGCTAAACCTATTCTGCAAAGATAGAAGAAGAGCAGATGGAGTGCGTGAGTTATGTAAGTCTTGTCGCAGTAACGATCGTCGCATTACGCATAAGGCGAATAAGAATCGCCAGGCGATACTCCAAGAGCAGAACCATGCGTGCGCTATCTGTGGCATCAACATTGAAGAGAGTGCGACGCGATTTGTGATGGATCACAATCACGAAACCAATCAGGTGCGTGGAATCCTTTGTAGCAATTGCAACGTTGGACTCGGCTACTTCAAAGACCAGCCGGGCAGACTCGGACAAGCGATCAAGTACCTCATGGATTACGATGGCCTTACCTAGACCTTGCAAGGACTGCGGAACCATTGCACGCGCAGCTCGATGCAACGAATGCGATCGCATTCACCGAAAGATTAAAGAGGCCACCCGGCCCACACGTGCGCAGCGTGGATACGATTACCAGTGGCGGCAGATCAGCAAAGCACTTCGAGCCGAGCAACCCTGGTGCAGCGAATGCGGCAGGACATCCGATCTCACCGTTGACCACATCAAATCGCTGGCCGAAGGCGGCCTGACAATCAGATCCAACCTTCAAGTTCTCTGCCGTAAATGCAATTCCAGTAAAGCGCATCGATAACCACACACAGACCCCCCACCCGGCATATCCGGGTACGCCTGCAATCTTCAGTAAGCGTGGGGGGAGTTCACCCCGACGCCCCCAGAACGCGCACCGTCGCAGTTCAGGGGTTTTCAGGGGTCGGCAAGATAGAATCCAAACAAGGGGGAAGAAAATGATCAATGAAAGTCTGAAGAGCTTGGCCACGCCGATCGACGATTTACACACGCTGCCCGGCAATCCACGCAGGGGCGACATCGCCGCCGTTGCGCGATCGCTGGAAAGATTTGGCCAGCGCAAACCGATCGTGGCAAAGCACAGCGACGGAACCATCATCGCCGGCAACCACACATGGCAAGCAGCGAAGCAACTCGGCTGGAAAGAGATCGCAGTCGTCTGGACAGACGACGATGACAATACCGCCCACGCATTCGCGCTCGCAGATAACCGCACCGCCGAACTTGGAACTTACGACGAAGACGCGCTTCGAGAGATGATCGCGCAGCTCGTCAATGTGGATCCGGAACTAGTAAGCGACGCCGGCTACAGCCAAGAAGCGATCGCAGAAATTCTGAAGATGCCAGTCGAAGAGATACCAATGGCCGGCGACTTAGATGCAGCTCCAGCAAAGTCAAGGACAGCGCACAGCATCGAAGGCGACACATGGATCCTCGGGCCGCACCGACTTGTTGTTGGCGACTCGACAAACCTGGAGATTTTAAGCAAGGCACTCAACGGAAAACTTGCAGACTGCATCTTCACCGATCCTCCATACAATGTTGCATACACCGGCGGAACGAATGAAAGCCTCACAATTCAGAATGACTCGATGAGCGATTTAGAATTCGAATCGTTTCTGCTTGCAACTTACGCAGCGATGTACGCAAACGCAAAAGAGGGATGCCCAATTTATGTCTGCCACGCAGACGGCAGCAGCGTCACATTCAGATCAGCGTTCAAGACTTCCGGATTTATGCTCAAGCAAATTCTTATCTGGGTGAAAGACAACTTCACACTCAGCCGCCAGGATTACAACTGGCAGCATGAACCAATTATTTACGGATGGAAACCAGGAGCAGCACATCCCTGGTTTGGCCCATTCAACGACTCAACCGTTCTCGACTTCGCAACGAAAGACCTGGACACATTGAGCAAGACCGAACTCGTAAAGATAATCGAGACAGCAAGAGAGTCATCGACAATCATCCGCGAACCACGTCCACGTAGAAATTCAGAACATCCAACCATGAAGCCCATCAACCTCATCACTCGAATATTGAGCAACTCGGCAAATCGTGAATCGCTTGTTCTGGATCCCTTTGCAGGATCAGGATCAACACTTGTTGCAGCTCACACACTCGGAATGACGGCAGCACTTGTAGAATTAGATCCCATTTATGCAGACGTAATCTGCAAGCGCTGGCAAGAGCTCACCGGAATCCTTCCGGTCAATGAACTCACCGGCAAACCTTACGATTTCATAGGAAGCGACAATGCCTAATCCCCCGAAACCAATCGAGCAAAAGCGCAAGCTTGGCAATCCAGGAAAGCGACCACTTCCGGAGAAGACAAACCTGATCGCATTACCAATGGCCACGCAAACACCAGAACCACTTCGACCACTTGGATCAGAAGGACAGAATATGTGGGAGAGAATCTGGAGCGCAGGACGCGCATGGATTTCTCCAACCACAGACATCGAGCATGTCATGATCCTCTGCGAAACAATGGATGAGAGAGTTCAACTTCGCGCCATAGTTTTCAGAGGTGGAGAGTGGCGCGATCGCGTAGCACTTCGCCATCTTGATCATCAAATAACCGCAATGCTTTCCTTGATCGCATTCAACCCTGTCGAGCGTTCACGCCTCGGACTTGCAGAAGTGCAAGCACAGACACGCATCCAGGAATTGATGACGCGAGCTCGTGGGTAAGAAGAAAATACATTCATGGCCGCCGCGTTGGATAACGCCGGTGGAATTAGCAGACCGCAAACGCGGAGACGGCCCCCTATATACAGAATTCGCCGAAGCAGTTTGCAGAGTAACCAAAGACTCAGTAGCTGCACCAGCCGGCGAACTTTTACATCTTCGCGATTGGCAGAAGGAACTTCTCAACCATGCACTCGCACGAAGAGCAGACGGCCGCTTCAAACACAGAGTCGCCCTGGTTGGCATGGCACGCAAGAATGGAAAGTCCGCCCTCGCAGCTTCGATGGGTTTATCGGCGCTGACACTTGGCGGCAACGGATCAGAAATTTATTCATGCGCAGCAGATCGAGATCAGGCACGCATCGTATTCGGAACAGCAAAGCGCATGGTTGAACTTGACCCGGAACTTTCCTCGATGTTCACCCTTTACCGCGATGTGATCGAATACAAAGACAAGGGATCGGTTTACCGCGCACTTTCAGCAGAGGCATACACGAAAGAAGGACTCAACCCTTCACCGATCGTGATCTTTGACGAAGTGCATGCGCAGCCAAACCGCGAACTTTGGGATGTTATGTCGCTCGCAGGCGGAGCAAGATCCGACTCACTTCTTCTCGGCATAACCACAGCAGGAGTAAAGACGCAAGCAAACGGCCAGGACAGCCTGGCATATTCGCTTTACCAATACGGCCAGAAGCTCGTAAAGGGAGAGCTTGTAGATCCGTCGTTCTTCTTTGCCTGGTGGGAACCGAAGAATCCAGAAGCAGACCACAGAGACAAGCAGCTCTGGATTGAATCGAACCCCGGCTTCGCCGATATCGTCGACGCCGAAGATTTCGAGAGCGCAGTGCTTCGAACCCCAGAGGCAGAATTCAGAACCAAGCGAACCAATTGCTTCGTCTCCACAGCAACCGCCTGGCTTCCGACAGGATCATGGGAAGCCTTGATCGATACAGATAGAACACCAGAGCAAGGCGAAGATGTGATCCTGGCATTTGATGGAGCGTTCTCAAACGACAGCACAGCTCTGATCGCCTGGCTACTTGGCGGAGACAAGCCGCACCTTATGGTCGTAGGAATTTGGGAGCGACCAGACGACGCAGAGCAGGGATGGCACGTGCCGGTGGCAGAAGTCGAACAGACGATCATCGACACATTCAGAAACAGCAACTACCAAACCAAAGAGATCGTGTTCGACCCGGCACGCTGGCAGCGAACCTTCATGGTTCTAGACGAGCAAGGGATGCCAGTCGTTTCATATCCGAACAGCGCAGAGCGCATGGTTCCAGCAACGCAAAAATTCTACGAAGCCGTAGTGAATCAAAGCTTCACTCACGATGGCGATGAAAGAATGGCAAGGCACATAACAAACTGCGTCACGAAACAATCATCTCGGGGCGTCATGGTTGCGAAGGCAAGCTCGAAAAGAAAAGTCGATGCGGCCGTAGCAGCAATCTTCGGATATGACAGAGCAACGCAACCAGCAGAACCAAAACCACCGGTGGCCAGGTTCTTCTCGGTTCAACTTTAGGAGCGCAATGAAAAAAATAGATTTCTCACTCGTAGCAGAAGTGACAGGCGTAGTATTAGCGACCACAGGAATCGCAATGCTCTCATTGCCAATCGCATTAATTACACTAGGCACATTCCTAGTATGGATAACAGAAAAGGCTAACTGATGAGTCTATCGAAGCGAATCAAAGCAGCAGAGCAAAAGCGCACAAACAATAGTCAATGGGTCGAACCACTTATCCCAGGACGCCCTGCTTACATGGCCCCATCTGGAATCGACGTCAACGCAGACTCCGCAATTCGCATGTCAACAGTTTATGCATGCATCCGATTGCTTGGCGACACAATTTCTTCATTGCCGCTTTCAGCATACGTTCGACGCGGCCGCAACAGACTCTCATACTCAAGCGTTTACGGATCGCAACCGGCATGGGTGAACAAGCCGAATCCAGAAGCATCGCGTGTGGAATTTTATGAGCAGATCATCGCTTCACTTAATATTCATGGCAACGCTTTCATTTTAACGGTTCGCGATGATATGGACGAAGTCCAAGAGGTCTACTGCATCCACCCGGATGACATTCGAATCGAGCGACCACGTCCAGGCGAACCACTTGTTTACAAGATGAAAAATCCAGAGGGAACCTTCTCGCGCATTTTGACATCACGCGAAATGAAACACATTCCACTCTTCAGACTTCCAGGATCCATGTACGGCCTCGGCCCGATCGCAGCAGCTCGTCTAACAATTGGCGCAGCGATGGCAGCAGACACATACGCAGCTGCGTACTTCGGCAACGCGGCAAACCCTGGCGGCGTCATTGAAGTGCCGGGCGAATTAACAGAAGAGCAGGCAGGCGACATCGGCCGCGATTGGAACATCACTCACACAGGCCCATACCGCGCAGGCAAGATCGGAATCCTTTCAGGCGGCGCACAATTTAGACCGCTAACACTTAACGCCGCTGACGCGCAGCTCTTAGAAGCCAGAAGATTCAACGTCGAAGACATTGCCCGATTATTTCGCGTCCCATTAAGCCTGCTCGGACATCCAGTAGCAGGAGCGATGTCATTCGCCAGCGTTGAAGCGCAGAACCTCTCATTCGTTCAGCATTCACTTCGCCCATTATTGGAACGCATCGAGCAATCACTTTCTGAATTGCTTCCAGAGCCGGACGGCTTCATCAAATTCAATCTTGACGCATTGCTTCGCGGAACCACACTCGAGCGTTTCGATGCCTACACAAAGGGCCTGCGCGAAGGTTTCCTATCACTCAACGACGTCCGCGCAGTCGAAGATTTAGCACCACTAGGCGACGCAGGCGATCAATACAGAGTACCGCTGCAAAATATCGACGCAGCAGATGCACCAGACGTCGGACTCAAATTACGATCAGAGATCGCAGCAAGCCTGATCCAGGTCGGCTTCGATCCAAAGGCCGTAACAGAAGCGGTCGGATTACCACCGATGGCCCACACAGGAGTACCAAGTACGCAGCTGCAACCAATCTCGACTATTGATCCAGGAGATCC